ACGGTAGCCATGGCGCCGTTCGGCCACGTCAGTCGCCGCTTCGACGGCTCGTATAGCGGCCGTTCGGCCGGCGGACATATCGCGAGAACGCCGGACTCGCCTTCGACCATAACGTCGCGAGCGTCGGCCGCGGTCGGCGCGACCAGAGCGAGCCGGCGACGCCCTCCCGAGGTTGCCTCCGAGCGGATCCACTCGGCGCCCGATCTGGTCTTGCCGAAACCGCGGCCGGCACATAGTAGCCATGTGAGCCAGTCGTCGCCGGCCGGCGCGAGCTGGTTCGGCCTGGCCCAGAACGACCAGTCGTAAAGCAGTGCCTGAGACTCGGCCGGCGTCAGATCCGCGAGAAAATTATTTAACTCCGCGGGCTCGAGCGAGGTTAGCAAGTTTAGCTCGTAGCTGGTCTGAGACATCCTGGATTTCGATCTGGAGCGAGTCCCCGTCCGGTCCGGATATTTCGTGACGTTGAGCCGGCCGGCCGTACGCGTACGCGAGCAGAGTTTTCGCGGCCTCGGTATCACCGTCGTTGATCGCGGAGTTATGCAAACTCGCGATAATCTCATGGCGTTTTTTGACCGGCCATGCGTCGTCGACGAGCTCGGCGAGTTTTGTCCGCAATAATTTAGACTTACGACCGGATCTGCCCTTTACTCCTGCCATTTTTCGCCTTTTTTGGCCTGGATTAATGGCGTTATCTGGCCATTTTCCGGCCTGAAAAACTCATTCAAAACCCTGGAGTCGCGGTCGGCGACGAGCGCGTCGAGGTTAACTCTAACGCGTTCAATAGTTGCGACGGCGAGATTTAGATCCATTTTTCGATTATCGAGCGCGTCCTCGAGGTTAGTCTGGCGCCAAACGATCGGAAGAAACAGGACGAGACTGGCGCCGAACCCGAGGACGATCCCGATGGCTAAACCGACCCAAAACCCAAAATCCGGCATGTCGACTCTTTCTGAGATAGCGTTTCCTGAGCCGGAAACCGGCCAAGGTTGCGCGGGATCCCGTCATGGGTGCCCTAGCCTACCATCCCGCCTTTCCGAAGCGCCTACGGTCTTTAAAACCGCTTTCTCGTCTGACCTGGACCGACTCGTCGAGCGGCTCGGCGAGATACACTCGCCCGCAACACTGGAGCTCGTCGTCGAGAACGAAGGCGTAACGCCTGCAACTACAACAGTAAGCCTTAAGCATCGGGACTTTCCCGTATAACGCAACGTACGGTTTATTCATAAAATCCCCAAAAGTCCGAGCCGCATAGCCTCGAACGCGAGATAACCGACGAGCAGCATAGCCGCAAACCAAGCGGCGTAGTAAATATATAGAAACACGGTCTTTACAGTTTCTCGGTTAATGGCCGTTCACGCCTGGCCTGGAGCTCGTCGACGAGTCCCTGGAAAAACTCAGGGTCGAATTTTGTCCACTTCGAATCGGTTTGTTCAGCCGGCGTAACCGCGGCCTCGGCTTTGCAGAGCGAGCAGTTACACGGTTTGGAGCGGATCGCCTGGAGCGTTTGCGGGAGCCAGACGCCGGAGTCTGGGTTTCGAGCCCAGTCCGGCGGACGGAGCGGATCCGGTTTCCGTTCGGCCGGCGTCGCGTACGAGCAGGCACACCCGCGGACGACGATCCGCGAGCGGCCGACGGTCGGGCAAGCTATCTCGAAACGTTGCCACCCTTCGGAGTCACAGAGTCCGCATGCTTTGTCGGAGTCGTTGATCGGATCGACGAGTCGGAGCCTGGACGAGTTGCGGATCGCAAACCAAGCGTCGACGAGCGCGCGCGGCTGGAGCGGCCCGCGGCCCTCGTGCGCCTGGATCGCTTCGAGGTAGCAGTCGTCGAGACGTTCGGTCCGGATATTCGAGACGACGTCGGCCCATGCTTCGATCGTTGACTCGAGCTCGGACTCGGATAGCCTGGCGGATCCGGTAACGCGGCGCGATCGCTCAATTATCCCGCGTAGCGCGGCGATCCTGGATTCGTCTAAAAATTCTGGCATTTCGTTCCTCCGTGAGTTGCTGGTGAGTTTTGCAGATCGAGCCGCCGTTGAGAAACGCGGCGATCCGATCGTCGTCGACGCCGGAGCGTTTAATCGAGACGGCGAGTCCGCGAGCGTTGCGGACGTCGTCGAGCGTTTCGACGTATCGCTCGATCTGGTCGAGTGTAAACCTGGAGCCGGCTCGGTCTGCTCCGGTCCCGTTCTGAGACTCCGCTCCGGAAATCCCCGACGCGCGCGCGGCGCCGTCAGGCGCCTGGTCCGCCGAGCCACCCTCCCGCGCACCATGGGAGACGTCGCCGACGGCGACGGCGCGCGCGAGCATTGCTCTTTTCTTCTCTGGATCTGACTCTGACTCTGACTCTAACCGGTTACATTCGCGTTTCAAATCCGTTTCAGAACCGTTACGCGAGCGTTTCTCTTTTGCAAGTCTATGTCTTTGCACTCGTTTACGGACCGTTTCTCGAGCGTTACATTCCCGTTTCAATCTGCGACATGTAACGGAGTAAAACCCCGATAAATCGTCGTTAATGTTTGGGACCTGTTGCGGCCGGCCTCGAGGTTTGAACGCGTACAGGTCCGCCGCGCCGGTTACGGCGAGCTCGTCGATCGCCTCCGCCGCCTCCGGCCCCGAACATCGTAAAATCCTGGCAAAGTTATCGACGGACCCGCGGACCTCGTATGTATCCTGCTCTTGCATCGCGCATAAGAGCCGCATCCATGCGCCCTGCGCCGCTAGTGAGCATGACGCGAGCGCGACGTCTCGATCCCAGTCGCTCCAGTAGAATTTCCCCCATGGCATTTTCCCGTTAGACATTGGCAAGTCTCCAAACGTTTACCAACATTTGAGTTGACGTCCGGACGGGAGGTTGGCATTATCTGGATAACGCGCGTCCCCGTTACGGACGCCCGCGTCATGGGACATGACGCAAACAAAACGCGACGACGGTTGAAGTCCTGCCGGACAACATTCAAACGTTGAGCGCGTTTTTGTTTTTCTGAGTAAGAGCGGTCTGTATAATCCGCCATCGCTCATCCGCTTGTCCAGATCTATTCGAGCCGACCCTCTTTTTTCATGTGGCATAGCCGGCATAAAACCTCGAGGTCGGAGTCGAGCTCCGCTCCGAGTCTGGCATACGTCAGATGGTGACACTGGAGCGCGTACGGCGAACCGCATGACTCGCATGTCCATCCCGCCTGGAGTTTGCGAAGCCTCGAGCGACGCGCCCATCGTTCGCTCCGGATATACTCGAGATATTCAGTCGAAAACCTCGAGCTCGATCGCGTCGTCATAATCCGGCGAGTCTATATCGAGCGCGTCGAATAGTCCTGGTTGCGGAGTGATACACGCCGGCGAGAACCATATTCGCTCGCGCGTCGCATTGGCGACTCCGCGTCCGCCGTTTCTCGAGTGTCCGCCGGTCGCCTTCCATGCGACTTTTGTCCAGTCGGCCGGCATGACGTGTTCGCCCTCGTATCCACAAAGCGCGATCCGAAAGAGCGGATCGGAGCCGGCAGAGACGGCCCAGTCGCGGACCGCGGCCGAGATATTTCCGTCGGTTGAATAACACGGCGCCCGCGATCCGAGCTCATACGGCGGATCGAGAAAGACGGCCGTCAGTCCGATATTAGTCGTCGGACAAAACGTCAGGACGTTAGTCCAGTCGGTACAACAGACGCGAACCTGGCGGAGCCGTTCGCATAGCGGCGCGAACAGATCCGCGATCGGTTTCGAGGTCGAGCCGTCCGACATGAGCCCCATGCCGGCCGATCCGAGATATGGCATTTTCCGCCAGACGCGACGCGCGTTGATCCCCTGGAGCCCTGAGATATGCGGCCGCTTTCGCATGACGATCGAGCGGCTCGGTCGCGCGTCACACCATCCCTGGCCGAACCATTGGGATAATCCCCAGATCCACCATCCCGCGATCTTGACGTCGTAATAGTCCGGATCGACGAGCATCCGCTCGCGAAAGTCGACCTGATTAACAAGCCACTGGTGACGAGCCGTAAGGTCGGTCTGATTGACCGGCCAGTCCGCGAAGTCCGCGACCGCGTCGGGCTCGGCCCGAACGGCCCGCCAGAAGTTCGAGACGTACGAGTCCAGATCGTTGACCGTCTCGATTTTCGGCGACGTCTCGCGGCCGAGTAAAACGGCGAGCGAGCCGGCGAACGGCTCGACGTAGTTCGGAACGTCGCCGAACCGCCGCCAGACCAGACTCGCCACTCGCCGCTTTCCGCCGAACCATGGAAACGGCGCGTTAAGAGTTTCGGACATCGTTCCGGATCCTCGCGACGACGTCGAGAACCGCTCGCCGCTCAATTTTCGCGTTGAGTTTGTCACGTATCCGCGTCGCGTCCGCTTCACAAGTGTGACGCGAGACGAGTATCTTCCCGAGCCAGACTCCGAACGGGACATGCGTCGCCGCGTCATGAACGAGACGGACCTCGAGCCGTTTCTCTTTCATGGTCGCGGCGCCTTTCTGGTTATCGCTATCTCGACCGACGACTCCGTCTCGCCAATAAACCGTATCTCATAATGACGTTTGTCGACGTGGATCGCCTGGTCCGACTCCGGCGTCGCAACGTCGAATATGAGCAGTCGCCGCGGCCCGCCGTCCTTCCCGAGCCCGAGTTTGATAGCCTCGCCGATCGCGATCATATAGTTATCACCCATGATTTTGCCTCCTGTTTACCGTTCGGTATATGAGCGTGAATAGTCGCGGCCCGTATGGAGCTCGAGCCTCCGGCGAACCTCGAGCTCCGGATCGTCATCGCCGGCGTTGAGCTCGCGAATTTCTATCTCGAGCGCCTCGGCGAGAACCGTCTCGGCGATCCCTGGCTCGATCCCGTCCTTAACACATCGCCGGCGATGTTCCTCGGCGACGAGCCGAGCCCGTTCCGCCTGCTCCGGCGTTGCTCTGGTTATCAGATCGCGTAGTCGCGGCCCTGGTTTTAGCATGTTGTCCTCCAGTTAAAACGGGACGTCGTCGTCCTCAACCTCCGGCGTCCCCGCGGCCGAGTCGTCGATTATGTGAAGTCCTGGACCTCTGAAAAACTCCGGCGGACCGTCGACCGGACCGCCGAGCCCCGACGAGACGGCCGCTCGAACCCGCTCCGGCGACCATGCGTCCGGAGCCTGGCGCAAATGCCAGATCTTGTCGGCGAGCTCGAGCGACGCGTCGATATTCGCTTTCTCACGTCGCTGGAGGTCGTATTTGATATCGACGCGGATCGCGTCGAGCTCGATCTGGAGGTCGGAGCGTTCCCGCTCGAACGTTTTCATATCCCGAAACAGATCGAGAAACTCCGCGTCCTGCTCGAGAAACTCGGCGACCGCGGCGTCGCGTTGCTTGTCGTTTGTCAGGACAAGTTTTCCGGTCTTGAGGTCTTTAGCGGCCGTCAGATCGAGCGTTATCCTGGACTTGCGCCGCTCGGCCGCGGCGCGTTTCGACGCGAGCTCGTCGTCGATCGCGACGAGCCGGCGGAGCAGTCCGCGAAGTTTATCCGGTAGTATCTCGCTCAAAATGGCACCTCGACTTTCTTCGGAGTCTCGACGACTGGCTCCGACTCGGCCTGGATCGCGTCGCGTTCGGCTTTCTCGTCGGCCGCTTCGACGAGTGACGCGTTCCACTGGGCAAAGACTCCGATAACCTGCTCGGCCTGGATACTGGTCAGATCGGCCGAGCTCGAGACGCCGGCCATGTCTTTCATTTTGCCCTGGAGGTTTTCCTTCGCGACTCCGGCCGCTATCAGATCGCGCGATAACTTCGCGAGCCGGCCGCGTTGCTCGCCGTTGATCCCCGCGACGGCCGCGCGGATCTGACGCGGCTCGGTCCTGACCGGCTCGATCCTCGCCGGCTCGGCCGTCGTAAACGACTCGGCCGGTATCGACTCGAGCTCGGACTCGTCGAGCCCGCCGAGCCCGAGTATCGAGAGCGTCGCCCGCCGTTTTGCTTTTGTCTCGGCTTTCATAAGCGCGTTACTGAGCGCCTCGCCCTTGAGCCCTCCGATCGCGACCGCCCCGATCGAGTCCTCGGCGCGACCCTCCGGCAACGTCGCGCGGACCGTGACGACGAAAACATCCTGGAACGGCTCGCGCGATAAGACCTCGCGCCTGAGGTTGTGTATCCGCGCTAGCTGGTCAGTCGCGCCCTTCGCAAAATAGAAAGTCTGTTTTCCGTTGAGCGTCAACGGAATGAGCGGCTGAGTCGCCGGATTAAGCCCGAGCGAGTTACAGAGCTCGGTAAAGTACCGGACCCGCTCCGCCGGCTTGAGCCCCGAGATATCGCCGCGTAAAGCGAGCGACTCGTAAACCGCGAGGTCCGTCTCGCGTTTTGCAGTTGCTATATCAGTTGTCATTGGATACCTTCCTGGATAAGTGATTTTGCAGAACAAACCGAGCATTGACGCCGACGCGTGTCGGCGTTTTTTTTGAGTAGCGGCGCCCCGCTCATCGCTACGACGAGGCGCCGGTTGAGCGGAGCCGCTCGAGACGTCCCGTAAAGGGGCAAGACCGAGACGCGCGTCCCGCTCAAACTGGAGGCCTGGAACGAGCCACTCCTCGCCGGCCGTCTTTCTCACAGTCCGGACACAGATGGCCGAACCATTCACCCTTGCGCCAGACGTCGCGAGCGCCGAGCCGCTCGCCGCATACTTCACAGTCCGCCGACCCGAGTCCGGCCTGGCGGTCGATCGTTTCGGGCTCCGGATCCGGCGAGCCCGACGCCGGTTTTACGTGTTTACTCATGGCGCGTATTCTACTCTACAGAGCGTTGAATGTGTCATGTTTATTCCGCCTCCGCCAGTATCCGCTCGACTTCGGATCGGATAACTTCCGCAACGGTTATCGGAACCCAGTCGCCGTTATCCTGAACATACGACTCGATCGCTCGATCGTATGCGGCCGTCGCCGTCTCGCCGGTCGTCATACTGGCGACCCCTCGTCGCGCGTACCTGACGAGCGGAGCCCCGCCAGTCGCGGCTCGATCAGCATAAAACTGAGCGATCGCCGCGTTCAGATCTTTATACGTGAGCTCGTCGACCGACGGGAGCTCGGAGTCGAGCGCCCATTTCAGAAACTCCTCGGCGTCCTCATAGTCTGACCAGACCGGACCGAACGCCTGGCCGGTTACTGAGTCGTACAGAACCGCCTCGCCTGCTGTAATTTTGACTGCCATGATTATTCCTCCCAGTTTGTGAGCCGCTCGAGCGCGTCGATATCCGCGGCCGAGTAGCGGTTTGTTAGTGCGATCGTCCGGTCGATCCGGTCCTGTTTGATCGAGTGACTGACGCGCCCGTCGCGACCGAACCGCGTGTAATATCCGACGTACATGTGGCCGTCCGAGTCCTCGCCGCGAAACGTTATCTCGACGATCCGATCGAGCGAGCCGAAACAGTTACGCGCCAGATCGCCGACCGCGAGCCGCTCGATATATGCGCGATCCGGCATGAAAATCAGATCGCGCGGATCCCTGGAAACTTTCTCGCTGAATTTTGCCGGCATAATCGCGCCCTCCCTGGCCGCGTCCTTCACTTTGAAATAAGACCCGAGGTCTTGTGTTTTTGCTAAATAGTCGTCGTACGGTATCGTCCGCGTCTCGGTTATTGCGATGTACTTTTTCATGAAAACCTCCCGTTATTTACTGACAAGTTTCGACGCGTCGAAAAGTATCGCTCGCGCCTGGTCGATCATTCGCTCGGCCTCGCCGGCGAGCCATCGTCGCTGAGTCTCGCTCGCGAGCTCGGCGCGTTGCCGGTCGCCGTCCGCGATCAGTTCCGTTATCCGGCGATCGTCGTCCGCGATCGTCGCGCGAAGGTCGGTTATCCTGGCGCCGCGATCCGCGAGCTCGGCGAGCAGACCTTTAATCCGCTCGTTACGTTCCTCGAGCGTTCCCTGGAGTTTGTTGATCGCGATATCGCGACCGGCGACCATAGCCTCGAGCTCGGCGATCCGAGCCGACATGGTTCTGGTAAAGTCCGCGTTTGTCATTTCTCTTTCCCGTTTCATGGTTATCGCTCCCCTCCGCAAGCTGGACAAAAGACCGCCGACTCGCGCCGGCCAAACTCGTCCTCAGACTCGACCGTGATCGCCTGGACCGTATACTCGCCGCAAAACTCACACTCCCATGCGCCGACGTGATCGGCGAGCGAGCGGATCGTCCCGCGCATCATTTTCTCAAACTCGGCGAGCGACTGAGCCATCCCGCGGAGCGTCTCGACGACCTTCGCGTCGTCGAAGTCGACGAGCGTTTTCTCCTGCCCTGGAACCGTGATATAAGTCGACATAACGTAAACTCCTGTTTCTGGGTGTTTGCTGCCATGCGCCGGCTCGAGTTTCTTAGTCGGACCCTCGAGCCGGCGGCCGTGTCTTTAGCTGTTATGAATTGCATCCCGCCGGTTGCGCCGCAAACGGCCGCGCCTCCGCCTCCGCCGTCTCCGCCGCCATCCGCTCTAGCTCCTCAACGTCAAACTCCGCTATCGTCCGCGACGCCGGCCGGCCAGCATCAATAGCCTCCCGCTCCGCTTCTATCGCCCGCCTCATTTCCTCAACCGTAATCTTGACCATGCCCGCCTCCTGGATACTTGCCGGATAATCCCGACACCAGTCATTCTACACGATGGTGAATGATAGTCAAGCGTTAATTGAGAATTATTTTCTACGAGTTGTTGACTGACCGGAGCGGTCCGTTATAGAGTCCGGACATGGCCAATTACAAGAGCGCCGGCGATTTTATACGGGAATGGCGGAGCCGTCTCGGGCTCCGTCAGGCGGATCTTGCCGCGGAGCTCGGCGTCCGTCTGAATACCGTATCGCGATGGGAGCTCGGGACGGCCGGCGTCCCGCCTTTTCTGAGCCTGGCCCTGGCCGAGCTCGAGCGGAAACTACTCGGTAAGCAAAATGCCAAACGTAGCAGTTGAGATACACCCGAAAACGGTCGAGGCGAAACTCGACCTCGCGTTACTCGACCTCGTCCGGATCGGACGCCGGCTCGAGCGGATCGAGCGCAAGCTATCCGACCTCGAGTCGGACGCCGACCGGACGCGGCGACTTATAGCCATGTACTTTGCGACGGTCGCTCGGCCGTCGCTGGAGGCAAAATCACAATGTCCAGAGATAGATACGGAGACAAAACCATGGAACCGGCGACCATCGGAAAAACCGCCGCGGCCCATCGTCTCGGAATGAACGCGGTCCAGTTGGAAGAATTGGAGCGCCAAGGTCTGATAAAAAGTTATCCGTCAAAAACCGCAAACAAGAATAATCGACGCTACAGTGTGACGGATATCATGAAACTGAAACCGACTTATAAACGAATACTCGACGAGCCGATCGAGCCATTGCTCGCGACGCCGGAGTTTGAGGATCGCCCCGCGTCCCGTATCGGCCAGACCGACGAGCGGATCGCGGCCGCGGATAATCGTCGACTGCTCGAGCGGATCGCGGCCGAGGTCTTTCAAATTAAAGACACACTCGCGCGGATTGAGCGGCGCCTGGCCGCGGACGATCCGAGCGGCCAGATACTCGACGACCTGACAAAGTTTCTGGAGTCGCGACGGAGTCCCGCTCCGCCGACTGGCAACGGAGCCGTTTAAATGCCAAATGGGATTGAGGAACGGACGCCGCTCGAGCGGATCGCGGATCGGCTCGAGCGGCTCGACGACCGGCTCGCGGAGTTTTTCGATATCGTCGAGACGCGGCTCGCGAGTCTGGACTCGCGGCCGAGCGGCATACTCCGACTTGGCGGAGGTATCGTCTATATCGGCGACGACGGTTGTTACCATGTCGCCGTCGACCTAGACCCGCGGAAACGCGAGCCCGATGGTGAGCAGAGCGAGCCCCGCCGCCGTAAGGTTAAACCTCGCCTGGACCCTGAGCGCGTCGAGTAGAAAGCAGATAAACGCCGCAACGATAAATATCAGATCCCATCGAGCCATTGGAGCCTCCCGTTATCTTTCGATAAGCCGGAACGAGTAGTCGATCGGACATCCCGCCTGCGGCTCGCATCGAAAGTCTGAGTCGAAATAGACCTCGACCTGTATCCCGAGGATCGCGTCGTTAAACATGAACGTCTTATCCGGATGGTGAGTCCGCCAGAAACTTTCGGCCGCGAGATATTCGTTCGGATCGCGATTCCGGAATGTGAGCTCGTATTTACGCCGGCTTTTGTTGTACTGGTTTTTGACCCTGGCGGTCCGCGATCCGTCCTCGGCCATGCTCATCAGGATAGTTTTCGTGACGTCGTCGACAAAACTTACGCTTGGATCATACGGAAAAATGTCCAGTATTTTGACGTCGAGCGTAACGACCGTCGACCCTGACGTCATGGTTATCGTGCAAGTCCCGCCGATCGAGCTCGGCGCCGTCCATAGTCCGCCCGCCGTAATAGTTCCGCATGTCGCCGTCCAGACCGGACTCGGCATGTTGGTTGTAAACTGGATCGTCTGGCCTGGAAACGCCGAGGTCTGAGCCGGCGAGATAGTCGCCGCGATCTGGACCGTAACGGTCGCCGTCTGTTGAGCTCCATAATCCGCGCGGACCGTGTAATTCCCTGGTACAAGCGGCGCCGTATATATCCCCGAGACGGTTATCGACCCTCCGCCGACCGCGGACCATGTGACGTTATCGCCGTAATTTGTATTGAAGTCGACGACCTGGCCTGGATTGAGCGAGACGACCGCCGGCCCGAGTATGACAAGCGCCTGGACTGTTATCGTCCCGATCGCCTTTTGCCAGACCGAGTCGGCGTAAGTCGCCGCGATCTGATACACGCCTGGAGCGATCCCGATATTCGCGATCCCCGCGTAAAACTGAGCTCGAGCGAGTCCCGACTCCGGCTGAACGGTCCCGCCCGATACAGTCCAGAACGGATCCGCGAGACTCGTCCATTGCCCGAATAGCGTCGGGATCGGAAAGAATGAACCGGCCGTCATAGTCGCCGACATGGCAACGCCGTAAAAGCATGGATATTTGATCCCGCCTGGAGGCGTGACTGTGTAGCTATCCGTCCCGCTCGAGCTCGAGTATGAGACGCGCCAGACCGAGCCCGCTATTTCGATCGTTATCGTCGAGCCCGTCGAGAGAACGACCGGAAAAGTATGAAGGTTCGAGCTCGTCGAGTTGTACACCCTGAGCGAGTTTGTCGATCTGTTGTACTCCCATCCCGCAAATAACGCCGAGTCCGCGTCCTGAAGGTTCGCCCCGAATACTCCGCCTGACGCCGGAAACATACCTGAGTCGAGCATGAACGTAACCGTTCCCGTTCCCTGGCGGAGCCGATGGGCGCCGTATGCGGACATGGTCGCGTTGACGTCGGCCGGCTTGATTGAAAGGTTTTGCTGAACGACCGCGTTAGTAACCGCCGTCCAGATCGCCGGCGGAGCGTCGGCAACGAGTATAAACTCCTGCCATCCCTGCGGGATCATGACGGCCGTCGGAGGCGATAACGACATTTGACTCATGGTGTTCTCATGGCGCGATCGCCGGCTGGATCGGTTTCTGGTCGAGGTCGGAGTATAACGGCGCGTCGATCCGTTGCAGTAAAAACGACCGCTCGTCCGCATATTGTTCGGCCGACTCGTCGACCGCGTCAACGACAAGACATCGGACCGTCGTCCAGAGCGGAACGGTATGCGTTACCGAGACGTAATCGCCTGGTAAGACATGCAGACTATCGCCCTGACCGCGGAGCTCGCAATAAATAGCAAAGTCGGCCTCAAGCCGGATCTGTCGTTCAAGCAGTCGTTGAGCCTGAGCGATCGTCATGTTTCCGAAGTTGCGGACGCCTGGGTCGACGATACCGACTTTCTCGATAAGCGTCTCGCGTTTTGTCTCGACCGTCGACTCGATAAGAAACGGATCGTCGATATTGCGGAATTTGGCCTGGATACGATTCGGCCGCTCGCGGATATCTTTCTGGTAAAACGAGAATGATCCGTCGACGATGTTCGACTCATCGAAAGTGTGTATCGCCGGCGGATCGACCGGCCGGAGAAATCGGATCTGTTTCCCGTCGTCCTGCCAGAACGCGCCCGCCGTCTGGAGCGCCGACTCGAGCGCCGTCGCGAGGTCGGTCGCCTGGCTGAATACGATGTGACACTCAAACCGCTTGATCGAGCGGACCGCCGTCCCGTCGTCCCATGATATGAGCTCGTCGCAATAGTCGCGGAGTTGAACCCATGAGCCCCAGTGTATCCGCGACGCCGGCCGCTTGCCGCGTTTGATTAACAGATCCGCCGCGACCCTCGCGGGATTCGCCGAGTATCCGTATCCGGTCTGGTTTCCGTTCGCGTCATAGTCCGCGACCTTGAGGCACTTATACAGACCGCGGAGTTTGTCCGGCCGATCCTCCGAGACGAATGGCTCCGGTACCTGGACGGCGACGTACGCCGTTTCCGAGTACGTAAGACCGGTCGGAAAAAACGGATCGATCCCCTGGACCGCGTCGGTCGGTCCGGTCGACTGCGTCCCTGGGTGAAAGTGATACGCCGTCGCCGCGACCTCGTCGCCCGCATACCATAGCTTTTCGATCGAGTCCCATTCGCCGACGCCGAGCGCGACGAGAACCGTCGACGCGGCCGGCGGTCCGGCTGAGTAGTCATGCAGGATAAGCTGGCCGGCGACGATATGGCGCCCGTACGCGAGCGGTTTAGTCGCGCCCGTATCGACCTGGAGGTCGTTGATAACGTTATTCGACGGCGAGGTCGGCGATCCCGAGCCGTCGCCGCCGGAGCCGTCCCCGCCGTTATTCCCGAAGGGATCATTCCATGGCGAGTCCTCGAGAAACGGCTGGATATTGAGCGGCCGAGTCATGGGAGCTCCGCCGCGGGCTCGAGCGCGACGACGTCCCGCAAAAACTCGCCGATCGCGCGATCGGCCGTCATCCATCCCATTTTGCGGACTCGGCCGACGAGATATTTTGCCTCCTCGTCGTTGAGCTCGAGCCGGCCGTTAGCGGCGTCGATCTTGTCGACGAGTTTCAACGCGTAAAATAGCTGGTCGAAATCGAAAGAGCCTGGGAGCGGCCGACCGTCCGGTCCGGTTTGCGGCTCGGGATTTTTGACCGCCAGTCTGACGACCTCTTTATAGTCGATCGCGCCCTGACCGTCGGCGAACGGGATCGTTTTAAACTCGAGCGTAGGCATGCGTTTTGTCCTCCAGTTAAATGTAGTAAGGCATAAGCCACCAGATAGCGAGCGACTCGTCGGCGATCAGTTTCACCATTTTATGCTGGTTGTCGGGATTCGGCAGACCGTTTGTCCCTGGATATGCAAGTATGAATTGACTCGCCTGAGTGTTAGCCGTCGGCCATGCGTTGAATACGTCCGAGCCGCCGGTAAGCCAATTAGTTTGGATATATATCGCCTGGTCGCGACCTTGTACGAGCCCCAGAATACTCTGAATCGCCCGCATGTGGATAACGTCGATAATCATCCCTGGGTTTAGCTGCGCGGACGGCAACGTCAGAGTGTGATATCCGAACCAAGTATCAACTATGATCGTCCGCCAGAGCGACGAGACGGCGGTCGTCCCGCCGGCGCCGCCTGGCTGAATCTCTTTCGCTCTGAACCGCGTCCCGCCCTGCGCGATGATAGTCCCCTGACCGCCGACCTGGAATTTAGTCGTCCCCGCATTCTGGCAAACAAACAAATCGCTGGTTATCTGGGCCGCGGCCGTGTCGGTATTGACGAGTAACGGTATCGAGTCCGGAGCGCCGGCCGACCGGTCGAGATATACGAGAAACGAGCTCGAGTCGGTCCCCGAGATAGTCGTAAATCCGAGCGGCGTCCCGAGTCCGTTATTGCGCCGGTTGCCGCGAAACTCGAACGAGTGATAACTCGTAAATTGTAACCGTTGCCCGTTTCCACCCTGACAGATATGAGCGTTTCCACTAAGGAGGACTTTTGTATATTCGCCGACCTGAGGATCGAGAAACCCGAATGCTTTCGGCGACGACGGATTAGTCGAGCCCGCCGGATACATGAAAAACGTCCCCAGTAAATACATGGACCCGACGCGATGCGCCGGAGCGCCGATATTCCACCCGCCGTCGACGGAAAATCCCAGATGCGTATTGATCGAGGTCGACGGAGTGACGGCGGACCCCGAGTTGTCGAGGTTGGATAACTGGATATTCGCGCCCGAGCCGGAGCCGCCGGTCTGCCATGCGAGGTTAACCGTCACGCCGGAAACGCTCGAGACGCCGAGAACCTGGTTATTGACCGGAGTATTTGCCGGCCAGACGTACACAAGCGCCGCGACCGGAAAATCCGCGGCTCGCAAAACGCTATAGTTGCTTGACTGAGACGAGCAGAGCTCGAGCATCCCCGTATAAAACGACGGACTCCCGACGCGGAGCGCCGGCGTCGAGTTGAAATATCCGAGATAGTTTCCGGCGATATCGCGCCATTCCTGGATACGAGCGCCGGAGCCGGCGCCGCTCGATAGCTGAGTCGTCAGGACCGGCTCGATCGAGGCGATCCCGAGCATGGTCGCGCCCTGGTTGAAAGTCTTTCGGCCGGCGTAAGTCTGAGAAACCGTGTTAACGATACCGTCCGTGGTCGTCGTCGCGGCGTTAAGCTGGACGAGCGTATCAGTCCCATTGTCCGACGCCGTTATCGCGGCGCCCTGAAATTTCAGGTTAGCGCGTTGCGCGAGCGGCGTCGTCTCCTCATAGATCACATGAGCGGCGCCGGTCGCGATAGCAGTCCAGAATAGATGTCCGGTCCCGTCGTTCCGGAGATACGTCGAGCCGGCCGGAGCCGCGGCATTCGGCCAGACGTACGGAACGCCGTAAACATACTGGAGGTTTCCGTTCTGTTCGACGGCGAATTTAACGTTACCGGTCGATACCTCCTGAACCTCGAAGGCGTTCCCGACGGTCGCCGTATTCGATGAAAGCGGCCGGACCCTGACGCCCGCCTGAAACCAAAAGTGACGATCGCCGGCGACAAAATACGGATGGTCGTTCGGCCCTCCGCCGGTCGTCGGCTCAAAATGTAACTGGAGCTCGGTCGTATTGTTCTGGTCCGTCATGCCATTCGGCGGAAACGATCCCGTCCGCCGATCGACGCGCCAGATAACGCCGGCGCCCGATCCGGACCGTTGATAAAAGTCCTGGATATCGTTCGCGTCGAGCCGTTTAAAAAGCAGTTGGTTGCATGTGAATTGAATGGTCCCGACGGTCGACGTTTTGTCGATAATATTTGAGTCGACAAGCGTCGTCGTCGGCGACGTTCCGGACCATCGCGGGACGGTTAAATCGGTCCCCTGCGGAGCTGTAACCGTGACGTTGCCGGCGCCGGTCGCGGAGTTTTGCCATTTGGTATTGATAACCGAGCCGACGATCGTATCGACGCCGAGAACCTGGCCTGGAGTCGGATTAACGACTGGCAAGACATAGATAAGCGACGAGGCCGGAAACGTTGCGGCTCGGAGCGTCGTAAAGTTTGCGGACGACGCCGACGCGAGCTCAAGCATGCCAGTCGTGAAACCCTGCGCCCCCAAGTGAAACGCCGGAGTCTGGTCGACGTATCCGAGAACCTGGCCGTTTGAGTCCTGCCATTCCTGGAGCCGGCCCGTCGGTGAGGCGCCGACGGCGAGCGCGACCGTAAGAACCGGAACGGTCGACGCGAGCCCGAGCATGGTCGCGCCCGCGTTGAACGTTTTACGACCGCCGAAAGTCTGACCGATCGACGAGACGATCCCCTCGAGCGTCGCCGTTGCCGCGTTGAGTTTGATTACGGAGTTTGTCCCGTCGTCGACGGCCGTCAGTCCGGCGCCCTGGAAGTTGAGCCCCGCGCGTTGCGCTATGGACACGCCCTCCTCAAGAATCACATGTCCGGATGTTCCGGCCGCGGACCATGTGAGTTGACCGCCGGCGTTCAAAACCTGCAAAGTCGAGCCGATAACCGGCGCCGTATTCGGAAAATAAAGCGTATAAGAAACGCCCTGGTTCTGGCCGGCGCTAAGTTTGGTTGTCCCCGAGTTGACGTCGAAGCAGAGCTCGAGAAAGCCGGCGCGACCGCCTGGACCTGGTATCCCGAGCCGGAGCGTCGGCTGAGTATTGAGTAGCGCAAGCGGCGTCGAGTTGCCGGATATCCACCATTCCTGGATCGACGCGTTTGTCGTTCCGCCGGTATATTGCGCGACGAGCGGAGGGAGCCCGTTATCGTACGCCGTCATTCCGCTCCGCAAATGCTTACGACCGCCGAAATCCTGGATACCGGTCGTAACGACGCCCTCCTGCATAACCGACGCCTGAAACAGGGTGACGTTTGTTCGCGGATTTGCGTCTGGCGGAGGGATGTCCGCGGCCTGGAAACCGAGCCCTACAAAGTTGAGCGCCGGCCGAGCCGGTAAGATCGTCGACTCCTCCTGTATGACGTGGCCGCTCGATGTCGCCGGCGCCCATGTCAACGTTCCAGATCCGTTATTCGTCAGGACGGCGGTCCCGCCTGGACCGTGATTTATTGGCCATTGGTTATAGCTGAGGTTGTTTAGCCGAGCGAGTCCGCCTTTCTGATCGACTGCAAAAAGAGCGTCGGTCGCCGTCCCCGAGAAAAAGCATGACAGCATGTATCCGACGTACAGACCCGCGGTCGTCTGCTGTATCCGGAGCCCGTCGAGCGCGAGGTCCGAGATACCGACAAAGAAAGTCGGGAGCGGAGGCGTAACGCCGGCGAGCGCGAGGTCCGAATTGAACGTCATGCGCCGGCCCGAGCCGCTTATCTGCAAACTCGAGATATCACCATGCGCCGCTCGTATGACGACGTTCGATCCCGACTGGGCGCCCGCGGCGTTGAAGTCCGGCCCGAAGTAAACGACGTCGTCATAGTCACAGATCGCGATCGTCGCTTTTAGTCCGCTCGACGTGTAATCCGATATCAGGGCGCGTTGCCGGTCAATCCAGAGCGGAACATTGAGAACATGGACGATACCGGAGCCGGTCGTCTCCTGTTTGAGCGACGCGTAATCGAGCGACGTCCCGTCCGGCCCTTTAAAGACCGCGTAATAACCTGGCGGACCGAGGATCGGACCGCTCGAGCCGGTCGTCGTTAGCGGCGTATACGCGCCGTTTTTCCCGAGGTTCAGAACGCCGGCGATGTTGACGATCGAGAGGTATGGTGAGCCTGGAGGCGGAGGCGGATACGGCGGATTCGTAATCGGCGCAAACTCGAGCGGCGCCCGCATACGCCCGCCGAAATCGTGAATGGCCCGCTCCCATGATCCGAATATGTGTTTCCCCGCGGCGAGCCGAAAATTCGCGAAGTGCATTGAGACGTTATTCGGTCCCTGAGTGACGTTGATCCGGATCGCGATCGTCCGGCCCGTTCCAGTCCCGAGAAAACACCTGACATGGCCGACCTGCCATGTATCCTGGACGACCGGAAACGGCCGCGTCGACCATTGGATCGCCTCGTCAACCCCGCTCGAAGGGTGCAAACGGACCTCCATAAACCGGCCCGTCTGCTCGGTCCCGCCCTGAAAATCCAGATTCCAGTTGAACCCGAGCGTAAATAACCCTGGCCCGACGACGTCCGGTATTGCGACGAGTTGCTCGAGAACGAGGACCGGCGTCCCGCCGGCGTCGGCGACTCCGGTCGCGTCGACGTTGATAAACGTCCCGCCCTGAAACGGCGAGTTAGCGGTCCGCGAGATATATCCGGTCGCTTTTGTCCATGACTCGAACCCGTCCGAGCCGTCGAGAAACTGACCGTTTAAGACCAGATCGCGCCCGAAGAACCCATCGTAAGAATATTCGTTGCCGGCGAGTTGAGCGGTCCGCGACTCGGCGGTCTGAGCCGTCCGAACGCCGGAGCCGATCCGGAGCCGATCCCATGAGCGGTCCGCCTGCCAGAGGTTGTTATAGCCGACGATCCATGAGTCGTCGATCTGGACCTCGGACGACGTGTCGTCGATAACGAATTGCGGCCGATCGTTGAAAAACGAGTTACGGACCGAGACGCCATGCGTATTGATAAGTTGAAAATCGGCGTTATGAGCATTCGTCAGGCCTGGACCGGCCGACGTTCCGCCCCAGTTTTCGATATTGACGCCGATACAGTTCGCGAGCCGGACGGCCGATCCGCCGTTTCCGCCGGCGTCCTCCTCATGGACTCCGACGATCCGGAGGTTAAAACACTCGTCCGCGCGGATCGCGTTACACTCCGTCGACGGGAGCGCCGTCGTAAAGTTTCCCTGGATCGTCCCGCCGTCCAGAATCGTATCGTGAGCTCGGTTGAGATATATCGACGCGATCGAGCTCGAGAGTATCTCGACCGTTGCGCCCCCGACGGTCGTTTGAGCCGCATGCGCGAGTTTTGCAGTCGAGCCCGTCAGAACGACGTCGATAAAAGAGTAAAGGTTGGAGTTATTAGTACCGGCGCCATGGACGATAACCGCTCGACCGCGATCCGCGGCCGTAAGCGAGACGCCCGAGATACTGATCGCCCGCGCGGCGTCAGTCTGAGCCGGCGTCGGGCTCGCTGGAGGCTGAGTCATTGAGCCGGACGCGGTCCGGTCCGAGTCGCCTCCGCCGTATGCCTGGTCGAACGCGTTCGAGCGGAGAACGTTAGCGTTCGGTAGCTTGGCCGTCTCGGCCTGGTCCGGCGCGACAAACGCGACATGGCCGAATCTGTTCTCGCGGAATATACAATTCGTAATCCATGAGACTTCCATGTTATCGGACCAGACGCCGAAAGCGCCCCATCCGATAACGCGGCAACGGTTGAGTACAAAATTATTGTATATCCCAAGATACCCTGGCGCCGTCATGCGGAGCCCGTATCCGCGGCTCGCGGCGTCGAGCAGTCCGGACGCGTTCCACTTGGTGCCGGTCCCGATCGTCAGATCCTCGAAAACGAGCGAGTCGATCTTTAAGTCCGGCGCCGTCGGTATGAAACCGTCCCCATGATGCTGGAACGCGAAAACCGACAAGTCCCATCCCGAGCCGTGAATAACGACCGCGAACCCCTCGGACGTCGTCGGGACAATAATCGAACTAGTGAGCCGATAGTATCCTGGAGGCATGGCCAGATCGCCATGCGCCGTAATCCATGCCTGGACCGCCGCCGTATCGTCGGCCTGGACTCGAGCTCCCGAAGGCGGAGCGGTCGGAAACCCCGCGGTCAGGACGTAAGTTTTCCAGTCCGCCGAGACGGCGCCGATCGTCCCGATAAAGTCCGCACCGCCGACGCCGGCGCCCTCGACGAGTATCCCCATGCCTGGCTGGAGGTTCAAAACGGCGTCGAGCGTAACGATCCCGCTTATGTTGTAAGAGACGACATTCGCGACGTCGATCGAGCCGCTCGCCTTAAAATCCGTTCGGACGTTGAGTTGTCCGGTCGGGACGCCGTACGTCGAGATATCCGTCTCAAGGTTGCCTGGGTCGTCCGTCAGTTTGAACGCGTTCAGAAAATTAAGCGTCGGCTGAGGTGGCAACGTCCGGACGTAGCTATAACCGTCGTTTTCCTTGAGCGTCTGGTAGTTCGCTCCGCCGACTCCGCCGGCGACGATCTTAGTCGCGTCGTTAACCGCGTCGTCCGTAACCGTGAAACCCTGGAGCAGTAAATTATGACGTTGAATGATCGCCGTCGTCGCCCGAGCGCCCGCGGCGAGCTCGTCGGCCGTAAGCGACGCCGGTTGAATGATGGTTTGATACTGGACGTTTTTCTGGATCGCCGCGGGATCCGAGATAGTGTCGACACTCTTTATATACGGGAAACCGCCGAAATGATGCTCGTTTGAGCGGCCAGAGCATCCGCCTGGATCGTCCAGTAACTTGTTGCAGGTTGCCTCCGGTCCGACAAACGCACATGTCGCCGGATCTTTGAACGTCCATGGACATGAGCGCCCGTATACGATCTGGCCGGCGATCGCGCCCGACGCGTAGATATCCGAGACGAGCGTTAGCTGGACCTCCGACTCGCTCGCTCGAGCTGCGATAACCTGGCCGGTCAAGAGTGTGATCTGGTAACTGTTCGCGGGATTTCGGAGGTCGCGCCAGATGCGGCCAAACTCCGCAAACGATCCGTATAGCTCATCCTGGATCGCGACGAATTGAGAACCGGCGAGCCGGTCGATATTTTCGACGACGACGTCGACCCGATCCGCCGAACGCGTAAGCGACATGGCGACCGGTCCGGTCTGGCGGAGTCTCGGCTGGTAGGCAACGCCGCGGCCTGGAGGTCGCGATATCCCGCCCGACGCCGGTACGATCTGGACGTCGTCGATTATCGACGACACACTCGCGCCCGCCGTATTGACGCCCTGAAATTTGAGCGTGTAACTCGACTGACCCGCGGTAAACGGGAGCGTTATCAGTTCAAACGCGGCCGAGGACGGGACGACATGTCCGAGGAGTGTCGCGTCGAGATATACGTCAAAGTCATGTGTTACCTGGCCTGGTATCTGTTGCGCCGCGTGAAATCTGAGCTCGTAATTTGTCCCGCCGATAAACCCCGTCAACGTCTGCAACATGTAGCCCGTCAGGGATACGAATGCGCCCTGGATACCCTCATAAGCCGGAGCCGCGCCAAATAACGAGCCCTGGATAATTCCGCATCCCGACATCGTCCATGACGAGCCCGCCGGCGCGTATTCGTAACCTGGCGCCCCGAGGATCGGCGTCTCGAAACCATGATTCGGGATCGTAATAGCCGACGCGGCCGGAGCTCCGGTCGGCGGACCGCTCGAGCCGCCCTCGGCCGCGGTCGCAAGATAAATAATGTTTTTGACTGAGCGACCCTGACCGAGGAGGGATATCGCGAGCGTCGAATGGGTTTCGGCGAACCCGCTTTTGAGTAGTGCGATTAAACCAGTCGGTAAGTCACGCGGCATGCCTTATAACTCGCGGTTTTTCTGCGCCGACTTCACAGTCCGGACGACGACCTGGCGCCCCTGCGGAGTCGTCGCTCCGGTTACGACCAGATCGCCCGCGGCGTTTGGTGAGACTCCGAGCTCGACGTCGAGATAGATAACCATCTGTGAGTTGACCGAAGTCTGAGAGACGACGCCGCCCTCGGCGAAGCCTGGGACGCCGGCCATGCGTAGTGCGCCCTCGCCCCCGAGCCTGGCCTGTTGCTCGCGCGTCAAAACGGCCTCGCCTGGCCGCAAACGAGCGAGAACGGAGTCGTATCCGCGATCGACGCCCGAAACATATCCGCCGGTCGCAAACTCCGGAATGATCGACTGACCCGTAGCCCGCCGGCGAGCCTGAGCCTCGACCGCTTTTTTGAGCGGCTCGATATACACCCGATCGAGGTCCGGTATCTGATGCGCCAGTCTGGACTCGCGAACGCTCGCCGTTTTGATCGTCCCGATCTGCGCGACCGCCTGAGCCCTGAGCGCGAGCGCCTGTTGTAGTGCGTCCTGACCGTCGATCCGGTCCGACTGGACGCCCCGCGTTAACTCGACGATCTGGTCCGCGGCGCCTTTCCAGTAAGAATCCGCTAACGCCTCGTCTTTTTTCCGTTGCGCGGCCCGTCCGAGCAGGATGGCCGCGATTATGAAGGGCGCCGCGATTAACGCCGCTCCGAGTAGCGGCGCCAGAGCGACCGCTAACGTGGCTCCGAGCCCGAAGGCGGTCCCCGCGATCCCCGCCCCTATGCCTAGTATCCCCCCGCCGATCGCGCCTAGCACGCCGCCCGTTTTCGACGTTCCGCCGAGTCCCGAGCCGAGCGAAACGCCGAGCCCCGCGAGCGCGAGCCCGCCGGCGCCGCCGATACCGGCGAGAAAATTAGAAAGTCCGCCGGCGCCTGGTAATCCCTTAGCTATGGCGCCTGGACCGAAAAACCCCCGCGCGATCCCCGTCAGACCGCCGGCGATCCCGACGCCGGCGACCGATAACGCCGTCGGCGCCTGTATCCCGCCGACGGTCGAAGCGCCTGGAAACCCTCCGGCGAGTACCGACTCGATCGTCGCGCCGAGCTGCGCCGACTGGACACCTCCGCCGGCCGCGGACAGGTTGATAAATTGCGGCGCCGTCGCGCCCTGGAGCAGCCCGCCGATCCCGCCGGCGCCGGCCGCGGCCCCGCTCGCCGGAAATAGCGCCCCGAGTATCCCGCCGCCGCCGCCCGCTCCGCCGCCGAGCAGACCGCCGACCGTCCCGCCGCCGCCTGGACCGCCGCCCCGCCCGCCCATTAGCGTCGTCGTGAATAGCGTCAGAACGGAGCGCGTTATCCCGCTTAAAACCTCGCGGACCGCGTCTCCGAATATTCCGAGTTTGGCGGTCAGTTTCCCGATCCCCTGGTCGATCGCGCCGGCGACCCCCTCGTAAACGGATATCATGGCGTCGCCGACCGACTGTGTAACTGATTTCTGTTGCGCCAGATGGTCGAGCAGTATCGCCTGAGCCCTGGTCGAGTGATATATCGTCGCGTCCGCTATCAAAACGCGATCCTTGATTATCTCGAGCGTCGCTTTGTGATCCGAGTCGACGACCTCGGCGATGGCCTGGAGCGACGCCTCCGACTGACGCGCGGCGATATTCGCGTCCGGCTGATTGATAAACTTCTGGAGCGTCTCGATCGACTGTTTGAGCCGCTCGGACTCCTGGAATATCGGATCCGCGCGAACCGCCGCGGCCCGCTCTTTAATCGACTCTTTAACCTCGTCCGACGCGGTCCGGTAGTTATTGAGCAGTTCGACCTGCTCGCCGAGAACCGTATTCGAATGTCCGACCGCTTTATCCGTCTCCGCGTCCGCGGCTCGAAACTCGCGCGTTTTGATCGCGAGGTCGGCGTATGCTTTCGCGAGGTCGCCGCTCACCTTGAGCAGATTTAGCCGGACGGCGAGTATCTCGGCGTCGGTCGCCGCGGCGCCGGCCGTATCCTTCGCGGCGAGTTGTTGCGCCCGCTTCGCCTGGAGGTCGCCGAGCTCGGCGTTAAGATCGCGAAGCGCCGCGTTAGCTGAGTCGATCTGTTTAAACGTCAGATCTATTTCCGCCTGGATCGACTGGCGCGTCAATGTCAGACGTTTGTCGTAATAATCTTTGTAATCGAGCAGTCCGAGTTTATGCGACGACTCGAGGTCGGCGATCTGGCGGTCGTTTGCGTCCTTCGTCTGGCGGACGAGCTGCTCGGTATTCGATAGCTCGAGCGCCCGCTCGGCCGCGGCGAGTTGTCGTTTCGCGGAGAGTTTCTCTTTCACGCCCTTGATAACCGCGTCGAGCTCCGCTTTATCCCTGGCCTCCTGTTGTTCGCGGACGCGCCGCAAATCTTCATCCGAGACGACCGGACCCTCGGCCCCGACGCCTGGCGGTAGTATTTGTGGCTCCCGCGACTCCGGCAACGGGACGACGTCGTTACGATGCAAAAACGCGTCGAGCGCCGATCCGCCTCGCCGCTTGCCGGCCTCCGTCATTTTCCGGTCGAAGTCGTCGAAAGCGTCCGACGCCTTAACCAAATGCTCGACGAGAAAGTCGAGCGCGTCGATCGCCGGCGTCCCGATACTGGTTTTAAAGTTGTCCCATGCTTTCGCGAGTTTCTGCTCGGAGTCCTCGAGCCGGCGCGTTGCTTCGATCGCGGCCGGCGTTATGTTCTCGCCGTAACTTTTAAACTCCTCGTTAATCCCCTCGGCGCCCTTTTCGAGCCCTTTCATCGAGAGAATCATTTTTGCGTTTTCGCGGCCAAATAGTTCAGTCGCGAGCCGGACCCTGGCGGTCTGGTCGGTCAGTCGACCGACGGCGTTAACCGCCTGATTCCATTGTTCGGTCGCGTCCTTCGATATGATCCCGTTCTTTAAGAGCGTCTCGGCGAATTTCTGGTTTCCCTGACGAGCCTGCTCGCTGACGTTTTGGAGGTGCAGGAGCGACGACTCGAAGTTGTTCGCCTCGCCGCCGGCGTCGCGGAATGCGGCCTGCCATGTCGCGATATCCTGGACCGAGACGTCGGTCGTCCGCGATAGCCGGTCGAGCGCGATGATATGCTCGGCGAGAATATGACCGAGCCCGAGAAACGCGGCGCCGGCCGCGGCCAGAGCGGCGACGACGACGGCGACGGTTGCCGCAAACGCGACGAGCGCGGTCGACGCGCCCGCGGCCGCTTCGCCGGTCGCCTCCAGTCCCGCGGCCGCGGTCTTTAGTCCTTCGCCGCCGCCGCCCGCGAGTATCTCGCCGATCCTGGCGCCGGCCTCTTTAACTTCGCCGAGTTTCTTTATGACCTCGTTAAAGTTGAGCTCGAACGCGGCGTGGATCGCGCCGCCGAGGTTTTGTCCGAACGCCTTCCCCGCTTCATTGGCCTGAGCGGCGAGGTCTTTCCCGAGCTCGTTTGTTTTCTTTTTCGCCGACTGGGCGCCGGCCTGGAGCGCCGAGCTCGAGCCGTTATTGAACCCTTCGCCGTATCCCTTGCCGGCCGCTTTGCCGGCCGCGGTCGCGTTATCGACGGCGCCCTCGAGCCCCTTTTTTATCTTTTCCGTCTGGCCCTGGACGTCGCCCGTATCGAGAACGACCTGTATTTTTATCGCATCGGCCATTTAGTGATGTCTGACGAGATTAGCGACCCGCGACTGTTCGGCCTCGCGCCGTTGACGTTGCGCCTGTTTACGCTCGAAGTCCTTCCGAGCCCGCTCGAGCGCCCGAAGTCCCGCCCATTCGATCGACGTTAGTCCGTCCGGCCATGTGAAGTGAGCCCCGAGCCCGCGGACCTCGTCGAGCTCGAGCGTCTGCGATATCGCGGCGAGCAGTTCCGGAGGTTGACTCCCTGGTTTGGTATGGCGGAGGTTGCATCCGCGGCATGTATCCTCGATCGAACGCGAGCCGCGGTTTCGGAGCGGTCCGGTTATCTCGCATCGTTCCTCGCCTGGACACCTGGCGCCGGCGTTATCATGATCGAGCTCGAGTTGCCCGCCGAACCATGCGACCAGAGCCTCGGTCAGTCCCGCAGGTTCGCCTCGAGCGAGTTAACGAGCGACTGGACGACCGAGCGTTTCCACATGGGATCGATGGCCGCGAGAAACGGTCCGCGACGAGCGGTCGCGAAAGGCAAGCCGTCGACCGTCCCGCCCTGGATATCGACGAGTAACAGATCGTAAAACCCGATAAAACTTTTCAGATCGGAGCGGATCGTCTCATGGCGTTTGCGGGCTCCGCGGATAAACTGAGTCTGAGTCGAGCGAGCCTTGAATTTAATCCGCTCGGCCTCCGTCGGGAGCCGGAGCGTATGAACAACCTCGGACCGCGCGACCGTTCCGAACGTCTGACGTATGCGGATCGTCTCGAGCGAAAATCCGTCGTCCTCGACCGGCTCCGTCTCGTCCTGATATAGCCCGAGTATGACGCGTGACTTATGCGTCCCGAGCATTCGCTCGCGATCCCGATCCGAAACCATGCGCCAGTCCTCGGCCGTCCCGCCGTCCCCGAAGTCGTAACCCTGGACAAAAACGGCGATCTTATCCCATAGCCGAGCATTGGCCGCTTCGACGTCGAAGTGTATTACGTCCTGGCGCGAGTCGACCTCAACGACCTCGTATGTAATAGCGCGATCCCGCTCGAGCAGTTCCTCGAGCGTCGGCCGGCGTAATCTATGCGCGAAATGATAAGTCGTCTCGCCCCGCCGGACCTCGATCGCTATCTCAAACTCGCGAGCGTCGAAAGCGTAGTCGACCGCAAGCTCACTACTGACCGCAACATCCGATCCGTTTTCGCATGTGCGGGAAAAGTCTTGATCCGACCCATTGGTTTGGAGTGTGTTCTCGGCCATCTAACCCTCGTTGATATGATCTTGCTCGCCGTATCCGCGCGTCGCGTTGAGCCTCGAGCTCGAGCTCGGCGCGAGCCGCGGCCGCGGTCCGTCCGTCCGGCAAAACGCCGGCGTCGCCCTGGATTAAAGCGTCGCGCCGGCGGACGTAATAATCATCGTCCTGAGTCATTTGTTTTCTCGCGGATCGCGTCGGCCAGAGCGAGCAGGTCCGCCCGCGACTGAGGTCCGATGAAATCCAGAAACGCCCGCCGCTCCGCCGGCGTAGCCTGGCCGAACGCGGCCAGAAAATCAGTAAAAAGCGCGATCATTGTCGCGGGCTCCGTCTCGGACATAGTCGCCCCTTATGTAACCGTAAAGTTGACCGGCGTCGTATCGACCGATCCGCGACGGACGAGAACCGGAAACGATCCGGCGATAAGCGTCGATCCGACGATCGGAGTCGAGAGCTCAGTCGCCGAGACAAACGTCGTTACGGACGGGACGGAGTTTATTACGATCTGGTCGCCGCTTGCGAAGTCGGTCCCGATCGCCTGGAGCGTAAAGTCCGCCTGACCGACGGTCCCCGTTGCCGGCGCGATCGACGCAAGCGTCGCGGCCGGCGGAGTCGACTCGGCGACCGCGATATCGGCGTATTCGGTCCGTTGCTCGGCGCATGTATCACCCGACGGCAATACCCCTGGATCGCCTTCGATAATCGCGTCGCGCCTGGTTATATACCATGAGTCCGGCGTCGGATCCGGACGCGGCGTCAGAACATGTTGAGACGGCGCCGGCGGAGCCTGCATAGTGCGTTGATCTGGCATCGTAGCCTCCCGTTATTTAAATCCCGTTGCGACTGAATTAGTACATGAGCCGGTCGCCGCTCCGCCGGTCGTCGGATCGTACATGGCGACAAAGTCGAGCGCGATAACCGCGTCGTCCGAGTCGTCGCCGGAGGTCGTCGCGCGGATCGTCGACTTGGGAATGACGACCTCGAGCGAGTTTTTCGTCGGTCCCGCTCCGATAAGCGGCCCGTTAACCGTAAACGTAAGATCTGTCAGTATCTCGTTACACGCCATCTGTATCCACTCGGGAATGGTTGAGTCGAGCGTGATAACGATCTGAGCTGTTACGGCCCTCGAGCCGCGGAGCAGTTTCCGGACGTATCCGGCCGGAGCGCATGCACCCTCGGCGAGTTGCGGATCGCCGGCGCATCGGTCGTTCTGTTTGAGGTTGTTTACTATCTCGACAAACCATGACCGGACGCGACATCCCGCGGCCGTTATCGTCTTACGCCCGCCCGAGTCCGTCCATGCGAGGACGACGTCGTTACCGGTCAGACATTGGATCGTCAAAGCGGCGCCGGTCAGAGTAAGACCGGACGGCCGGACGTGTTTTCCGGAGCCGATAAGATCGCATGAATACTGCGGGACGTCGGCCCGACTCTGGCTCAGTCGGTAACGCTCGACGCACATACCCGCGAGAATGAAGTCGGCGCCGCCAAGCGTCGAGAGAAAATCCGAGCTCGGTAACTGGCGCCCCGCGGCGACTGGCAACATGGCCGCGGAATGCCTGGTCCCCGTCCCCGCCGCCGTATCGAGAACCGGTCCGCCGAGCGCCCGCAATAGTAGCCGGCCGGCCGTATCGACGTTGACGTCGTCATTGATATTGACGGCCGGATGCGACCAGTAAGAATTACAGATATAAGTCGCGAATTCGGTCCCGTTGCCGATCCGGCCGGCGTCGTCCGTTTTCTCCATTTGCGGGAGAACGTAAAACGCGGTTTTGGTAACGACGGGCTCGTAGTCCGGAGCCGTCGAATAATTCGTATTATACGTCGTCTCCGGTAACAGACTGAGCCCGAGTTTAACGTCTCTTGATAGATAGTCCGTCATAGATAAGCCTCCCTGGGCGCCTCGTTTAATGGAGGCATGGCGTTATTGATAATCGGCCGCGAGCGACATGAACGAGCTCGCCGCCGAATGCTTCGATCGTGATAGCTGGAAACTGGACCTGATCGTTCCGCCCGATCGCCGGATCGAGCGCCGCGTCGGCGACCGCTTTACAGACCGCGTCGACGTCCGCCTGAAACTGGTCCTCGGAGCTCGCCGTGTCGTTGCCGGTCGCGTATCCGTAGTAACCGATAACGTCGTAGTGCCAGACCGCGCGAACACAATTATTCCCGATCTTTTCCTGAGCGACCGCGCGGCGTGTCACCATCCATGAGTTGACGCGGCCGGCGTCGGCCGGCGAACGTAGCAGTCCGGCCCATTGCCCTGGATCGAAGGCGAGAACCCATCGGTTATAAACGAGCCCGAGCGGAACGGCCGCGGCGATTATTCCGGCGAGCGCGACGCGGACATCCCGCTCGTTTACGATCATGCCTGGCCCTCGTCGAGACGCCGGAGCCCTGGACCGCTTAAAAGCGTAACGACGTTCTCGAGTTTATCGGCGACCGTCGCGAGCCGGCCCATGGTCAGATCGTCCATGCTCCGCCGGCGAGCCTCGTCGAGCGCGACCGCGCGGAGCTCGCCGATCGCCGCGACGATCCGGTCCATGGCTAACGCGATCGTTTCGACGTCGATATCCACCTAAGGTTGAGCGTTCAGAAACGCCGTGTTTTGTCCGCCGTTCCACCCATCGAACATGGCCGTCATAGCAGACATAAGCGCCGTCCATGCCTCGAGCGTTAGCGGGACGTAGCTCGTTCCGCCGTACATCGCCGAGCCCTGGCGGTTAATCTCGTCAATCTCCGCCTGAGTCGGAGCGTTCGCGCCGTCGATCGCCTGAGCCTTCAGGTTTCGCATAACGTCCGCGAAAACGTTTTCCTGTTGTATCCACCCTGGCAACTGTTGCCGGCATTGCTGGACCGCTTTAACGGTCTGAGCCTTGAACGCCGGCGTCTCGCCGGTTAGCTCCGAGACGCCTGGACCTCGAGTAATATTAGCCATTTGAATTTGTCCCCTTATCTTTTCTTAGGTTGACCCGTCGGCGGTAGTCCCTGGTCCGGCCGTTGACCGCGGTCCGGTACCGGCTGGCCGCTCGGATAATTCCCGCCTCCGCCTGGAACCGGCTGACCGCTAATATGACCGCCACTCGGCAAACCTTGATCCGGATGGGCGCCGCCGCTCGGCAAGCTATGATCCGGATGCGCCCCGCCCGACGGGAGCCCCTGGTCCGGCTTTGCGCCGCCGCTCGCGGCCTCCGCCTTATTCTCCGTTGCCTGAATATCCGACGCGATCTGTTCGGCCTGGTTAGTAAGTTTCTCGAGCTCCGCTTTCGCCGCCGACCCGACGGCCGCGGCCGCGGCGAGCGCCTGCGCGAGTTTGTTCTGGTTAGCGAGTATCTTATCGAGGTCGGCCGCAATTTCGGCGTTCGACTTCTGGATCGTATTTAACGCCTTTTCCATATCCTGCAAGTCACCCATGATTTTTTCCTCCCGTTCGAGAATTATTTCGAGTCGCTGATTTACAAGATCGAGTTTCGCCTCGATCCGATCGAGTTGAGCATCGTTGAACATTTCATCTTCCATTAGCTCGTCGCCGCGGCGACTGTCAGATAACGAGTTGTGATCCGGATCGCGCCGGCCGTGTTCTGAGTCCCCGTAACAGTCACGCGGACTTTTGCCGCGGCCGCTTGTATCTGGCCCATGCCGGCCGTCACCCTGGACGCGTCCCACATGTTGAGCCCGACGACGGTCGTCCCCGAGGTTAGCGTCGTCGAGACGGCCGAGAACCGATCCGCGACGGTCGCGTCGCCGAGTTTCCAGTTCGTAATATTGTTGATCGTCGTCGTTATGCGCCCCGTGACGCTAAGAATAATCGAGTTTGCCGGTAACAGGTTTCCGGCCGTGTCGGTCGTCAGGGCGCCAGTCGCGAGCGTCAGTAACTCCTCTTGAACGCCGAGCGTCAGAGCTCCGAGCGCCGCGGAGTTTTGAATGATCGAGACGTTCGACATGGTCAACGCGCCCGTCATGGTGTCGCCGGCTTTCAATAGCCGGAGGTCGACATACTGTTTCGGAGCGGCGTCGAGGACGGCCGAAGGATTTCCCGAAAGCGTTAGCAGTCCCGTCATGGTCCCGCCGGCCTTCGCGAGTTTTAAGTCCGCATATTGTTTTGTGACGGCGTGTAGTGCGGACGTTGGATCATGCGCGAGTGTAACGTCCCCGTTTGAATGGACCATGAAAACCGGCGTCGAGTCCGCTATACATTGAAAAAAGTTATGACTGAGCGCCACGGTCCCGTAAACCGCGACCGCCGGATCGCCCGCTATGGTAGCCGGTAGCCCGAGCCGCATCGCGATCACGTCGCCGGCCCATCCGTCGACGTAGCGCCGGAATAGAAAGTCACCGTAATAGATCATGGCGGAGCGGCCGCGGACGCCGTCGGGCAGGATGTTTGTCGGCTCAATTGCGAAGTTAACCGAGGCGTTGGCGCCGTTAGTAAATGAAAACGACCAGTCCGGATAATTTGTTACGACCTGGACCCGCGTGCGGTTATCAATTGCACCGTTGACGGCGAGACGCGGCGCGACCATGACTCCGCCGAGCGTCGGATTAGCCGTTAATACAAACGTTCCGCCGGAGTTGAGTAAGCAATTTCCGGAGCCTTGTTGAGCGAAACACCAGTCACCAACGCCGGCGCCCGCTATAAGCGCGCCGGCAGTCCTCGCGACTCCGATCCGAGCCGTTAGCGCCGCGGCCTCGTCAAAATAGTTTAGCGTTGGTGATATGACGGACGAGCCGCCCTTAATGCTTAGACCTCCGCCGTTAAAGTCCGCGGTAAACGTGCCCGCCTTCGCCCATGTATGAATCCCCGTCCATGCGTAATCGGCGGACAGGTTGACGCCGGTTGCGGCCGTTGCGTCAACGTATTGTTTTGTTGCTACTCCGAGCGCGACGGTCGGATCGCGTGAGACGATAACGTCGCCGTTGACGTTGACGGCAAAAAGCGGCGTCGCACTCCCCGTTAGCGTACAAACAAAATAGTTATTTGCGTCCGCGGGAAACCCGTATATCCAACATGACCGTTTATACGGGAGCGTTCCGACGTCGAGGAACGCGGCCCGAAACTCCGGCAAGTTTCCTGGTGTTCCGTCATGGTTGCCGATGAGTAAATCGCCGTACGAGGATAGATACGCGCGGCCGCGCCCGCGGGAGTTATTCACACTTCCCGCGGTCGCGCATTGAAAGTAAACCGCCGAGTCCGTGTTATTTGTAAACTCAAAAACAAAGTCTGCAAGTCCAGTCGATAACACATGAACGAGTGCATAGCTTTTAGGCGTGTCGTTAACGCCGAGCCGGCCCATTCCGCCGTAAAGCTGAACGCCTGACGTCCACGTATGTGCGCCCGTCCATGGATAATTTGCCGCAAGGTCGACGCTTGCGGCGCCGGCGGAAACAAAAGTCCCTGCGGCCGTCAAAAACTTTGTCGGATCCGCCGTTGCGGGAGCAGGCACAAGTCCTGGACCGGAGGTTGAGAATATAGGCGGAGGAGCGGAGGTATGCGCGTCGACGTATTGTTTTGTTGCCGCGTCAAGCGCCGCGGTCGGATCCGCCGGAAGCGTGACGGCTCCGGTAAATATTGCGCGCCCGACGCTCCGCAAGGCGTAAGTAAAACTTGTCACCCGCGCGTCACTTGCCCAGACGGTTACGGTTGCGTCCGCGTTATCGGTTGTCGCCTTCGGTGCGTTGTAATAATGCCGGCCGGAGCCAAACAGCCGGTAGCGGTCCTGTTGCTGAAAACTTGTATCGAAGCAACTGAAATGCAAAAGCGCCGTTGCGGACGCCGGCAACGCGGACATGCCGAATTCAATTTCCGTCGGATGCAAGAATTGCAAATGAGCCATTGTAAAATTTGCGCTAACCTCGACAACGGCTCCGCTAATTTTTATTTCGGTCGGAGAATACAATTGCAATAATTGATTTCCGGTTATTTGCAGAACGTTGGTATCGGCCGGCCCCATGAGTTGCTTGACGCGCGTCGGATTTCCCTGGAAATCATGCAAGCCGGTCCATGTGTAATTAGCGGCCGTGTCAACGCCGGCCGCTACAACCGCCCATGTCCCCGCTCCGGTCAAAACCTTGGCCGCGTCGCCGGCGGTCGGCTGAGGGACAAGTCCTGGAGCAGAGGTTGAGAAAATCCCGAGGTCGGTTATCTGAGCTCGAGTATGCGTATGAACAAGCGCCGCATAAAAAGCGGCGTAATCCCCGACGAGCGGAAGAACGGCGCCCGTCCGCGCGTTGAAACTCGAGACGCCGGCCGGTATTGCGCCGATCGCGGAGCCGATCGCCTGGTCGACGTAGTGTTTCGACGCCGCCTGAGCCGCGAGCGTCGGATCCGCCGCAAGCGCGAGCGGTCCCGTCATGGTCCCGCCGGCGAGTAGCAGATAACCGGCGAGCGCCGCCTGGTCGGCCGGCGTATAGCCGAGCGCGGTCGTGACGTCGAGACTTGTCAGGACGACCGCTCCGGTCCGGCCGTTGAAACTCGAGACGCCGGCGCCGATCGGTATCGCGACCGGAACCTGGTCCCAGAGCTCGAAGTCGCCGACGATCGAGGCGAGCTCGGCCTGGTCGGCGTCTGGGATCGCGGTCGGCGATCCGAGGCATGAGATATTCAAACCTGGAGTATTCGCATACAGGACGGCGACCGAGTCCCGCGGGAGGTCGAGCGTAAAGTATCCGTCGACGTCCGTCTCGACCTCTTTTGTTCTCGAGAGTATGAGCGAGCCGTTTTTATAGACCGCCATAACGCCGACGATCGCGCCCGCGACCGGCTGGCCGAAAACGTCGTATATCGTCCCGTATAGCTGACAAGTTGCCAGAGCGGCAGTCGGCATTTAATACCCTCCCGCCTGAGCTCGTTTGATAACGTCCTCGATCGCCGGCTTGATAAACGGCCGCGGCTCGAGATGCGCCCGCGGAGCCCCGAGCTCGAGATATGCGGCGTAACTCGCTGAAATCTCGATTTCGCCGACGAGCGGATTAACAAACGGCGTAACGGATATCGAGCCGATAAGCGTCCCCCAGTCTGTCGCCGGACTTTCGCCTGGAGCCGACGCCTGATGAAAAATGAACGCCTTCGCGCCTTTCCGCTTGCCGGCTTTGCCCTTGCGGCGCCGCTTGTATATCCGGCCGGTCTTGGGTCCGAGCCGTATCCGGTCGACGATCGTCGCCTGGACGTCATAAGTGACTTTTTTGATAACTTTCGAGGCGACGGTCGTTATATCGCCGGCGACTTTCGACGCGTCGAGTATGAGGTTAAACGTCATGTGATCTGTTCGCCCGTCGGCTGGAGTCTGACCGACCAGATATGACCGGCGGTTATCGGCCGGTCGACCTGGACGACCGAGTATCTCGCGGATAATCCATGACTGGATACCAGATCGACCATGGCGATCCGTTGCATGAGCGTCTCGGTCAGATCTGCGGACTCCTCGACCTCGAGCCGCCATCCTTCGACGTCAGTATCCGGCGACGTCCAGCGTCTCGCCTGCCATCCGTCCTGGAGCTCGACCGTGAGCTCGTATCCGCCCGCGGCGACAATATAAAGCCTGGCCTTCGCCCCCGAGCCCCATATCGTTTCACGTTCGCGATCGAGCGTCGCGCGATACAGTTCGCCGAGCCCGTCATGGAACGTAAACCCCTCGTTCGCGGCCATTAAATCGCCTCACAAGTGCAAGTAAGCGGCAGACTTCCCGAATTTGACAGATCCGCGTCACACTGAATTGTACCGGCGATCCGGCGCCGGTATCGGTCGGCCTGAGCCTGACAGTCTTTAAAGACCTGGTTAGCGGCGAACGTCCGGCCGTCGATAGTGACGTCATGATAGTTCGCCGCCTTCCCCGCTTTTAGCTCCCATGCCTCGCGAGCGGCTCGGTTGAAATCCCATGTTCCGCACCAGTCCGGATCGGCCGGCGCCGCGCCATGGTCGTCGCAAACTCGAGCCCTGGATAAACAATAGTCCAGTTCCGGCGGACATAACGTCGGATTAGCTTTCGCCTGGACCATCGTCGCGAGCAGATCGCGAGCCTCGAGAGTCGTCATGGCGTTCCCTCAAGTAACCGTGAAATTGATACTCGCCGACGTTCCTCCGCCTGGAGCCGGCGTAAAGACGTTTAGCGGCCATGTCGTCGGCGTTAAGACTTGAGAGACGCCGAGGAAAATCGTCATGGTGTTTGCGTCGACCCAAACCCCTCCAACGTCGGTCGTCGATATTCTGACCCTCGACGCCGGCGTAAAGCCTGATCCGGTCAGAGTACACAAAACGTCAGCCGTTCCCTTGACCGCCGTCGTCGGATTGATAGCCGTCAGAACCGGAGCCGCGGCGACCGTTTGTGTCCCGTCAACGGACGCCGTAATAACGGCGCGTTGAGCGGCTCGGATCTGTTTATATTGCGACTCCGGCGTCGGGAGCGGAACGACGACGCCGGCGACCGTATAGTTTAAATTCGGCGTCGGATCGACGGCGATCCCGAGGTATCCGGCCGCGACCGCCGCCGGCCATGATCCGGTCGGCGGATTAGCGTTTGCCATGGTTTACTCCTTCCGCTCGCCGACGTCCTTCCGCGGCCGGCCTGGACCGCGTCGCGGCAGACTCGAGCCCGTCGACTCCGGCGCCGCGAATAGCTCGTCCTGACGAGCGACCGAGCCGGCGACGGTATACACGTCGTTCGGTAGCGGATCTTTCTTTATCCCGAAATATCCCGCCTCGAGCGACTCCTCGTAAGTATCGACCGGCTCGACGCCCTCGCCGACTTCGCTTGTCGTCTGGTTGACTTCGACCATGATCCCTCCTCGTTATGCTGACCTCAGAACGGCGAACGGATAACGCGTTCCGGCCGTCGGATTCTCATACGTGATCGGATTCGGAACCGCAAAAGCGACCCTGAAAACGACTCTCATAGCGACCATGTCCTGTTGCGCCAGATTGTAAACGATCGCGCCCGCGTTATCCTGGATAACCGCCTCGGTCAGTATCTTGTACGTAATATCCTGACGGATCCCGATAATCCCCTGGTTACGGTCGCCGGCGATCATTTGAGCCGCTCCCGTCCCTGGAGCCGGCCATAGTCCGCCCATGGTGAAGTCGATCGGAACGCCGGCCAGAGTTGCGCCGCTCGCCGTAATCGTAAAATCGTCGAGCCGTCGGCCCTGGGTGTCGCGAGCGTTATATAGCGCCGCTTGTGCCTGCGGAGGCGCGACCCCGAAATTAGTCTCGTAACCATCTTCCCAGACCTTCGCAAAGACCGAGACGTAGTCCGCCGCGAGTCCGCCGTTTGCGGCCGTTGCTCCGGCCGTGACGGTATTACCGGCCGCGACGGCCGCGGCGACGATACCGGTCGGCCATGTGCCTGGAATGTTTGTGCTAAAAAAGACCGCGGCGTCGAGCGTCCGGCCGATCGCCGCGACGAGGATCGGTCGCACGTTTCCCCAGATATCAAAAGCGGCGTCGTCGAGAACGGCTTGAGGGATCGGAACGATACAAGCGATTTCCTCGGCGTTCAGATACACATTCGACCAGTTGACCTCAGTCGTTTGTTTTAAGCCGGTATCGGTCGGACTTACCCAGTAAGCGACGGCCAGAGCGGACATAACAGGGAGGCGTTGCTGGGCGGACGCCATGCGGACCTGTTTAAAGATCGACAAAGCGGCCGATTGTGGAGGCATTTCCTGGATTATCTGGTTTGCGACGTCCTCAGGGATGAGCGCCGCGGCGTCAGTCCTCGAGATAATATTATTGTAAGGCATGGTCTTGTCCTCGGCCGGACAAGAGCGGAGCCGCGACGTTTAAGAGTTGGAGGTATTCGCTCGGTCTTAGCTAACGGCCCGCCCGTCGGCGTATCTCATCATTCATACCGTTGGAGAATGAACCGGCGCGACCTTCGCCGCCGTTGCCCGAGCCTGGACGTTTGGGAAAGAATTCGGGAGCCGTCTCGCGAGCCGTGTCGATAGCGTCGCGAAGGTTGGAAACCTGGCCGGTCTTGTCATCAAACTCGAGCATGTCGCGTACGAGTTTATAGACCGCTCCAGTATTGACGGCGCCGGCTTTTCGCGCGGCGTCTGAAACAACGTCGCGAGCATCCCTTTGTCGAATCTCTTTCTCGAGCTCATGAACCCGCTTTGCGGCTCGCTCAACCTCGGAAAGTTTCGCCGTCTCGAGCTCCTGCTCGAAGCGACGTTTTTCCTCGCGTCGGACGCGGTCCGCATACTTGTCCAGTTCGGCTTGCGTGAAGGTTTTGCCGGCGTTTTGCGCCTGCGTTCCCTCAGTTTGAGATTTCGACGTCTGAGTCTCGCCGGCCGAGGAAGCGCCCGAGTTTTTATCGTCCCCGTCGGACAGAACATGCGCGTCTCTGGCTTGATCTTGTTGTTCTGGCATGGTGTTTGTAGCGGTAACGGCCGGACTTTAACGCGAAGCATGGCCGATCGTCAACGTCAAAACACGCGACCTGGAGTATCGTCGGCGATATACGGATCGCGCGAGACGACGACGGCGCCGAGTGAGCGGACCGCCGCCTCGAGTTGCCGGCCGACCGGATCCGGCGTTGCTCCGCCGGCGACATAAAGTCCCGCTTTAACCTCGAGTGTCGCGCGGAGCCCCTCGTCCGCGGAGCGCCAGACCCGCATATCGTCGAGCTCGGCCGCGACTCCGTTAACGGTTATCCGGTTAGGCATCGTCACCTCCGTTTGATAATCCCGCGAACCAAGTTATAAATAAAATCGAAGTACTCCGGATCCTTCTCGGCGAGTCGAGCGGCCTCGCGATGAAAGAGCTCGAGTCCATAGCTGAGTATCTCGCTCGCCGTTTGCGGCGCCGTTTTCGAGTAGTTTTTATCTGAGTACCATTTGCCCATGTACGGCTCGAGAAACTTGTCCTTTTTCGTTATCTCATGGTCGAGATAATTCCACCCTGGAAACAAGTCCCTCAGTTTCTCGAACACGTCGCCCTTTGTCCGCTTGTCGTAAAACGCCTGGATCGCAAACCGGACCTGCGGAGTCGCGCCCTCGAGCCAGTGTCCGAGCTCATGGACGACGGTATCCTCTTTTGTACCGAACGCCATGTTGACCGTCTCGCCAAGCGCGAATGAGCGATCCCTGGTCGTCGACTTCATAATTACACGGTTGCCTGGTATCCGCGGAAACCGGCCCGTAACCGGATCGGCGCCGGCATCGAAGTTTGCTTTCTCGCCGACTGGCTCCATAACTTTCGAGACGAGCGACCGAAAGTCCTCGATCCCCTGCTCATGTATCTTGCGGACCGCGGCGACCTGCTCCGGCGTTTTGCCGGCGAATTTGTATTTGCTCCAGTCCGCGTCGACCGTTATCGGATCGGCGACCTTGAGAACCTCGCGCATAGCGGCCCGACGTTCGGCGAGCCGCGTCTCGACCCATACCGCTTGAGCGTCGTTAGACTCTTTTATCAGCCGGTTATGCTCCATCCATGAGATTTCGCCGCGGTCGACCTTGAGCCGGATCGCGTCCCGCTCCGCCATACGCCGGACAGACTCGGCGCGATCCGCAACGTCGAATGCCTGGTTAATCTCGATAACTTTCTTTCGCGCCTGGCGAGCGGTTAACGGCTTTGGAGCTGGCGCGACGGGCTCGACGATAACCGGCGCCGGCTCGAGAACGGGCTCGAAGATCGGTTTCGGTTTCGGCGTTCGCGGTTTCCGCGGAGGTTTCGGCGGAGGCAGTATCGGCGGAGGCGGAACGACCGCAAACGGCGTGTAATTGATAACGACGCCTGGCTGAGGTCCGAGTATCGCGTCCTTAAACGCTCGCTGGAAGTATGAGCGACCCCATCGCGAGTCCTCGCGGAGCCCGACAAAATAGCTCAGTTTGACGTCGCCGTCGACGTACGCCTGAGCGCCGCGTTTCCCCAGTATGAGCGACTGTGTTTCACGTGAAACACCCGCGAACCAAGTCGCGCCCGTCTCGACTGGCGGAGGCCTGGTTTCGCCGATCCCCTTGATCCCGAGGTCGGCGAACGACTTCGTATCGAACCGCTTGGTACACCGGCAAGCCGGATGGCATGCCATACGCTCGTCGAGTTTATGGAACGATCCGTTGAGCGCGACGCAAGCGGCGCAAGCGCGGCCGTCGAGCGCCGTAATCCATATCCACCCGTCGAGAACGTCGTCGTTCTCGAGCGACGTCAAATGGGCGCCTTCGCGGTATGCCTGGATCGTCTCGGTCCGCGCGATTAGCTGGGCCCTGGCCTCGTTGCCGGCGACCAGATCGCGGATCCGTTGAGCGGTCGTCCGCGGCGCCTGGCCGATCGCGACCGCCTGGATTAGCTCGTCGCGGAGTCCCTGGCCGAGCGCCGGCCCGAGATTATCGAATAGCTCTTTAAGCGGCGAGCCGTCCGACGCGCGGCCGACGAGCCCCTCGACCGCTCGAGTCGGGAGCCGGTTAAACGTCTGGCCGAACCTGGCCGCGGCCGAGCCGCCGGCGAAACCGGCGTCGATCATTTCAAACGTATGCGTCTCGGATAGAATTATCTGAGCGAGTTGCTCTTTCGACGTCGCCGCGGTCGCCTGGTAGGAAAACCGGTCGAATTCTTTCTGAGCCTGGCCGAGCAGATCGCCGAGCCGATCGCGACGGAAAAGCCATGACGGCGAAAAGTCCTCGCCGGCCGCTTGCGCCGCGTCGATCTTGTCCTGGAGCGCGTTATAGTCGTCGAAAATCCGGCTGATGATTTTCTGGTAGTCCGACGATATCTGGTCGAGCAGAGTTTTGTCCCGAGCGGCGAGCAGTTCGCGTTGACGGTCGACGATGTCGTTTATATCAGGCATGGAATAACGCCGGCGTCGTCTGAGCTCGATATACCGTCCAGAGTGTCTTTTTTGCTTTCATTTGTTCGAGCAGAGTCCAGACCGCGGCGCCGGCGATAAAGCCAATGACGAGCCCGAGCCAGATCCCAGCTTTTCCTCCAATTCTATAACCCGCTCCTCCAAGTTGTCGGACCTAACTTCGAGCTTGAAGTACGCATCGTTCGCGTTCTCCAATTCATCCTTGACGTTCGCCAGTGCCTTCTCTGCTTCCTTTCGCGCCCTCTCAGCCTCAGCCAACTTGTCGCGCAGTTGCGTGATTTCCAAGATGAAGTGGGCTAGTTTCCAAGGGATACCATGGCTATTTTTGATTTCTGAAACGACTTGGCCGCTGATGGTAAGTCTCGGCGGCGTCTCCATTTCCCAATACATCTCCCGAGCGAGATCGTAGACAAAATATCGATTGTGATCGCAGATCGTTGCTCCATTGCTCATAAGAACCGCCATGCGATACAGACGAGCGCCGCGACGAGTATCCAAAACTCGACAACGCCGAGCGGCCGAGGTTGCGGAGGCTGGTTAATCATCGTTGTAGCGGAAAGCCGGCCCATTCCCCCGTCCGAGCCGGCCCCCTTTAATCGGCCCCCATCCGTCAGGGAGCCGACCCTTGAGGCGGAGGTATCAGTCCGGAGTTGAATAACTGGCGTTGCTGGTCCGCGGCCGCTTGTTTCTCGTCTGTCATACGGACGATATCCTGCTCCGCATATCCGGCCTCGGCGAGCGCCTGCTCAGTCGATATCCCGATCTGTTTTTTGAGCATGATATTCGCGAGCCGGTCGGCCTCGTCGACTGACGCCGCGTCGACCCAGTTACACGTTAGCCGGACGGACTCGTTCGCCGACGCCGCCATGCGGAGCGCGAGCTCCATGGCGTCCTCCCAGATATTGCCGTATTCGGCCTGGCGGTCTTGTACTTTCTTCACAAACCTGGACTCGGACGCGCGAAGCGCCTCGCCCGACGGCGGTCGTCCGACCCATTGCGTCAGAAAGTGCGGAGGGAGCGCGGCGAGTCTCGCTATCTCGAGCCGGAGCGACTCCTCGATCTCGAGATACTGTTTCAGATCCGCGGCGTTGAATTGACCGAATTTTATATTCTCGTTTGCCGCGGCCCAGAGTCGGTCGGCGCCTGGCTCAAACGGCGGTCTGGCTTTGCCGGTAACTGGATCGAGCTCGACCTCGAGCCCGACGACCCATCGCTGAGGATATGCCATAAACTCCTGCGCGATTAGCTGGTCGGCGAGCGTTTTATTGAGCGCGTCCTGGAGCGGAATGATCGAGCGGAGCTCGGAGCGGCCGAATACAGACATCCATGCGTTATTGGCAAAGTGAAAGAGCGGAACGATACCCCATGGATTCGGGAGCGGCCATGGCTCGACGGGCTCGGACTCGTACGGTCGAAACACGCCGGCCGACTGCGGTATCTCGGTCAGTTGAGCGTATGCCGACGACGACTCGTATTTTTCGATCCGGTCCGGATAAAACATGTTGAGCCGAATACGCCTGGTCGAGTAATCGAGCCAGAGTTTCGCGGCCCATAGCTGACGCCCCTGATACTCCTGGTCGTACGCGACCGTACACAATGATGCAAGTTGCGGCCAGAATACGGGACGACCGTCGACGTCCGGCCAGACGAGGACGTAAGCGTCGCCGGCGCGTAACGCCTCGCGATGAACGACGCCGGCTCGGACGTCCATGCGGTTTTGCTGCCATATCTGGCCGGCGGTCTGAGTTATCGTCTCGGCGCCAGATCCGCCGCCCTCCTCGACGCCGAACGACTCGACCTGGAGCCGCTCGGCCGGCGCGTCGACAACGACCTGACACAAGTTATCGGAGAGTCGTCGAAAGAGACTGGCAAACTGTGATTTCCATTTGTCGGTCGCGAAGTGTATCGAGTGATTTCCGTCGTAATAATCCGCGTACAGATCGTATTGCGGGAGCCGGAGCCGCATTTGGAATAGCGCCTCCTGAATATCCGTCAGAGTGTAGCCGGCATATTGTCCGGTTTGAGTCGCTACCGACTCGTCGACGATCGTTGACGGATATTCCGGCATGGCACCTCCCTGGTTTTATCTGTAAAGCAGACCTCGCGCCTCGATCCCCTTGAGTTTCTCGAGCTCGTCGATCCGCTCCGAAATATGAGCCTGGAGTTTCTCGAGCTCGATCCGCTTGTCCATAAGTTTTGTCGCGAGGTCGTTATTCTCGCCGCGGACTCGTTTCCACCATCCGAAAACTTTCTCATAGTCGCGGCGAAGGACTCTATTCTCGAGCTCGAGCTCGTCGTATTTTTCCTGAAGCGTCTCGAGCGGCGTTTTTTCGACGTCCGGTTTCTTTATAGCCATTGCTCCGCCATAGCTCGCGCGATACCTGGATACGTTCTCGATCGCTCTTTCCACCGGTCCGGCGACGGTCCGAGTTTGTTCTGGCCGCTCGCGGTCTGGTTCAGATAGCGGCGCCGCGGGACAAGCATGGTCGACATGAGCGGAGGCAGTCCCTTAAGCCACAAACAAGTCGTTTTCGACTGCTCGTCGTCGAAAAACCATGGTTGAACGATCTGGTCCGGCTTGCGGATCCGGCTCGAGATACACCCGACGGGATTCTCGAGCGCGATCCTCTCGATCGGCGCGTCCAGTAACCGGCGGACAAACTCGAGCGCGGCGTCCGTCAGTGCGGCCCGCTCCGGCCGGCGTGTATTCCAATGGAGCCCGCTCGAGGTCAGATAAGTACACGGCGGATGCGCGACCATCATATCCCAAGCGTCGCCGGCGATAACCTCGAGAACGTCGCCGACAATATGCGGCCCTGGTTGCTCAGTGTCGAGGAAGTCGCACGACCAGACGTCATGTCCGCGAGCTCGGAACGCCTCGCGAACGATACCGGAAAATTCGCATGCGATAAGTATTTTCATGCGATCATTCTACACGTCGTTGACTAACTCGGAAAGGGATCGCCGTCGGTAAACATAGCCTCGAGCGCGGGCTCGGCCTGGATAACGACGCCCGTCATGTAGTTAATTATCGCCCCAAGCCGGCGCCCCGAGTCGAGGTTTGCGATAACCGGATCGTGAAGCGCGATCCCCAGACCGGCGATCATGAGAATCAGGTCCGAGACGGGACAAGTTATCTGGACGCGATCCCGCTCGACACGGCGAAGCGCGGCGTTAATCGCCGGATTATTCGTCGGTCCGTTCGGTCGTTTCGGCGTCCCGTTTTTGTTGGCCATGATCGTCCTCGAGGTCCAGTAACTCCGGAAACTCCTGCTCGATATAAACGGCGATCGCCTGAGTATCCGACTCGTCCTGGACGCCCCAGTAAATGCTATTTATACATCGCTCGAGTTTCTTAATCCGTTCGGTAAGTTTCCGCATTTCCGTTTCCAAAAAACGACCTCCGATCGTGGCTCAAAATAATTCAGACTGGAATTATTTTGAGCCATCAGAAAGTAACTACGGTCCGCGGTTTCTCGGCGTCGAGCATGAGCTCCGTTAAACACCAGACGAGCGCGTCGAGCCGGTCCGGACTCGGAGCGCCTGGCTCCCATTGGCATAGCTGGTCCTCGAGGTCCGGAAACGATCCGACATGGTGTACGCGGCCCTGCTCATATAGCGCGGCGACGGGCTCGGCCCTGGTCAGTTTGCCGCGCGTCGCATGGACGGCTTTATACGCGACTTTCGGATCGACGGTCGCGATCGTCGTCCGGACCATATCGCCGCCCTGGTTAGTCTCGGCGACCAGTCGATCGGCTCGGAACGCGTGATATGCGGAAACGGCCCGCTCGGCCCATTTGAGCGGCGACGCGCGACAAGTGCGGTCGTCGAGGACGTAACCCTGGCCGTCTTTCGCGACGCCGGCGACGACGATCCCCGTCTCGTTGCTTTCCTCGTTACTGGTCGCCGCGGGATCGACGGCGACGACGATCCGTTTCAGGTCGGGAGCGAGCCGGACGCGATGGTCGTCGAGCTCGTCGCGTTTCCATAGTGCGCCCTCGGCGTCCTCGAGCAGTTCGGCGTAAAGTTCCTGGCGTCCGAGCCGCGTCCCCTCGTAGCGATCGCGGACCGCCTGGATAAACGAGTCGGCGAGGTTTCCCCTGTTCTCGTACGTCGATCCGCGCGTAACGACGGTCGACTCGAGCGCGAGTAATTCTTTGACGATCCGGATCGGTTTCGGCGTCGTAGTGACGACGACCCGCGGCGCCTGGCCGAGCCGGAGCCCGAATTGCAGATTAGCCCATGCGGCGTCCGCGAAACGCCATGACGCGAGCTCGTCACACCATGCGCCGTCGTGTTGCGGCCCGCGCAAACGCTCGGGCTCGTCGGCCGAGTAGACGGTAGCCATGGCGCCGTTCGGCCACGTCAGTCGCCGCTTCGACGGCTCGTATAGCGGCCGTTCGGCCGGCGGACATATCGCGAGAACGCCGGACTCGCCTTCGACCATAACGTCGCGAGCGTCGG